GCTCGTACCTCATTTCTGAGGAGGATTCCCGCTAAACCAGATGATTTAGCAGGACAGCGTGTTCCCAACGCTGCCAGATATTTACATTAGCTACCCTAGCTAACGCAAATGTAGGGAGGTAATCCCAAAAGGGAGTACACCTACGCTTCGTCCGGTACAAGGTCTGGCTTTGCCTAACCATTATTGTACCACTGGCAATTTCACCATGCAAGAAAGCTAATAGTAACCCGCTAGGGTTGTAAATTAGTTTCTTATGCCCGCTCGGTACTGATATAGTACCGTCACCAATCCTGATCCTCTTAGGTTTAGAACGAAAAACCCTATATATATAGGAGCCGTTCCTGTCCCGAGATACTTTAGGAATGAGAGATGAAGGGATTCTAATTCCAGCATCATTCGCCTCATCATAGGGTACATAGAATATTTTATTTCTAGGTACCTCAGATAAAAGCAACCCTATCGTTTTAGATAGGGGGATGCCTGTTTCAGAACTCCACTCATTTAGCAGGTTGATGGCAACAAAGATATCCTGTATGGAGGTTAGTTTACGAATGTAAACGCCCCTGACAGATTGGCCATAAAACCAATCATTGCCACAGGATTCTCTGAAGTGACCTGTATTAAAGGTCTTCGTGTTATTTAACTCGAAACCGAGAATACCCAGAAGACGAGTTACCGCAGGGAAGCAAATATCCCTAACAATAATATCATCTCCAAAGCACGCCCAGTTCTTGTTAAGCTCATCATCTATGGGAATACCCACAGAACGATAAGCCGCACGAATAAGACAGCTGAATATCAACGTCTGAAGGGGAAAAGTATAACCATTCCCCATCGTTGAGATCATATTCAGAGTCACGGTATCAGACCCAAATCGACATCTAGGTGAGCGGAGCTCGACCAAAAGGTTATAAAACCAATCGGGAAAGATCTCTCTACAAAGATTAATCGAAATAGAATCTGACGCAGAAGATAGATCGATAGTTGAATAACTACCATCTATGCTGCCTTGCCGTGCAAGTAGTCTATTGATATCCGGTTGATCCTTAAAGGAGGTATTGAACCTCCGCAGAAGGTGCCGCTCTATCATCGTACCTAGGCCTAACTGAAAAAACATATTCAGTGAGGGTTCAGTACAAATAAGTCTACTAATGTCTTGGCTTTTTGGGACGAAGCTACTCCTACTGCAGCTCACATACGTTGCCGCGCCAAATTTTCCATAGCGGAATGATTCCGCATTTGAAAACTCTGGAAACAGGTTGGCGTATGTACTGTACATTTTGTACAGACTAGGTGATGTGCAGGTCAAAGTTGAGCTAAAGAGTTTAGCATAAAAGCTATTCCCTGTAGCACCAATTGATGACCCAGGTCCTGTTCTTCCATTCTCGAGAATATCGAAATATGAAGGAATTAAGAACCCGCCTTGTGGATGAAGAAAGTTGTCGAGTTCAGAACGGAATAAACCGTAGAGAACTTTATCACTATCATCACTTAACACGAGGGACCAGTTCTCACACTTTTTATTAGATGCGAGAAATTTCTCATAACATGCAGCATCCGCATCCTTTGTATTCTTGTAAGTCCACTTTTTCAAGAGGCTTTTCAAGAGCAGGGATGAAGCTACCGTTTCATAAGAAACATTTGGTGCAATATTATCGGCTGATAATAAATCAGACGGACAATATGAAGCTAGATCAAAAGAGCATGCATTATAAAGAACGACAGGACTAAGGCCCATGTAAATTCTCCAATTCAGAACCACTACAAGAATAGTCGGGTACTAAGCCCCAACCAGAGCTGTTAACAACGAAGCAATACTATCGACAACCCCAGGTGTTATACCCGGGATAAGCTTTAGTACTACAGTCGTTAACAGTATTGCGCTATGGTGATCTCGAATCCAGGTTGTCATTTGGGTAATCCTAAATGGTTCCTGCAATTAAAGTATCGCCGAATCCTGCGGATACCTGGTTAAGGGCACCAACAAGAACCGACATAGCAGATCGCAAATTTGCAGCATCAGCGAGATCAGCTCCTGCTGGTACGTCGACAGTTAGTTTCGCAACTAACACAGCCGGCGCTTGCCCAGCAAGAGGAGTGACCCCTTTCCTGACAATGCAAGTAAACGAGTTTCGTGGAACTGAACGGAGAACTCCGGTGATCGGATCAACGACAGAAAGCGACTTAAGAATCGCTGGTCGCGACAAGGTCACCGTATAGGGACGAGACGTAGTCGACGGATCGACAGGGACACCTGCGCCACTCATTGCTGAGATAGCGTATTGTTTGCCCGACGTCGTCGGAGCTGTATCGGCCACTATGGTATACGACGGAGTCGTAAAACCAGTTTGAGCCCCGCCTGTTATAGGTGAGGTTAGAGTCAAAGACATTTAAATCTCCAAATGGAGTGAAAAGTGGGAATTACCACAATGGTGTTATACCCTTTGATTTACCAACGATCAAGGCCGCAATATTCTCCCAAGGTTTTGTTGATACCGGTAGTGAAATCACTACAGGAGGTACCAATGAGGCCGAGGGGGGTTGAGACCTAGTCCAGTTAGACCAAAGCTGTATAAGAGGGCCCGAGGAACCGAAATCATTCGAAACCGTCCAAGTAGTATCAGGCCAACCATCTTTAGTAGGTGATATGGATTTAGTAATCCGGATATCATCATGTATTGACTGGTTGACCCATGCAATCGAGGACGACGGGAATGAAACGGCCCTGATTATATCACCAAGATTAGCGAAATAATCAACTACGAAAGAATACGGTAACAGGTCCCATGCAGTAGGGGCAAAATCTTCCGGCAAAAGCTGGAACTCTTGCAACAAACTTGGGGGATGACCATTACGATACGTATTCACACTTCCCTTCAATCTCATAGAGTAGTACGCGTCAGTTTGCGTAGTTACCTTATAAGAAGGTGCTATGCTTAGAGAGGAGTCACTGGACGACGAATTATGATATCTCGTCGAATGAGCAGATATAGGGACAGAGGGCATTCTCATATGAGTAAGCCCGGCTATCCCATCAGAAATATCTGC